CCACTCCAACCCGATGCGGCGGCGTTGCCACTCTCACCCGATGCGGCGGCGTTGCCACTCACACCCGATGCGGCGGCGTTGCCACTCACACCCGATGCGGCGGCGTTGCCACTCTCACCCGATGCGTTTTCCTCGGTTGCGCTCTCGCACTTGTCAAACACAAACCGCACACCAGCGTTGATAACGCCTTTCAGCCCGATTTCTGCGCCAATCTTGATATGTTTGCCGCAAACCTTACTGTCAGCGTCGTTGCGTTCGCCATTGTCGTCCACATCAACCTCGCAGTACCGGCTATCTGTCGGCCCATAGTAGCGGAATGCGTCCAGCGGGTTTTCACAGGCATGGAAACCTTTTTTACACAGTTCTGCGCTCCCCTCCTCGTACTCCTTACCTACCTCGTACTGGAATCCTCTGCATTTGAGGTCTTTATCAAATCCCTTGTATGCCTTCATCGCCTTTTCCTCCTGTTATTTACTTGCTTGGTCTATCCAGTTTGTCCAACAGCCGCACAAACCAATAGCTGACCGTTGCGACCCCGATGATGACCAGTGTCAATGTGTAACCGTCCATGTTTACTCCTCCCGCTCCGCGATCCACGCATCCAGCTTCTTTTTGAAAATCTGAAATACCCGGCTGCGGTCGGTGCGGATGCACACGCCGAAGGGGTACACGCCCTGCTCCAGGCCGTCGGCCAGAGTGTCAGAACAAAGGCTCAAGCCTTTATCTCTAAGATACTTCGATGCCTGGTGCAGCGTCATGGTTTCGATCATTCGCTTGCCTCCTCCTTGTCTGTCCCCATCAGTTCCTCCACCTTCACGCCGTAGTGCTTCGCAATGGCTTTTGCGTGTCGCGGGAACGGTCGGGTAACACCATCCCGCCAGTTCTTTACAGACGTTTGAGATACTCCTATCGCTTTCGCAAGGCGATAGTTCGTCTCGCCACGTTCCTCCTGCAAACGAACAAGGTTCTCTTTCAGCGGCATCCTTTCACCTCCAAATTTGATTATTTGCTTGACAAATTGGAGCAATAGTGTTACTCTAAGTTTGCTACAACATTTGACTAACGCCAGCTCAATCTATCAGGGGTGGTGCGGCTTTTTATTGCCTACCCACGGTATTTATTATACTCAAGACTTGAGCAAATGTCAATAAAGAATTGAGTAGCAAGGTATACAAGTTTTGAGGTTTCATTTTATGTCATTTGCACAAAACTTTTGCTATTGTTTAGAGGGAAACGGGCTTTCCCCTTACGCATTTGCTAAAATAATTGGCGTGAGTAACCAAGGCGTCTTAAATTGGACAAAAGGCATTTCTCTGCCATACCCTAAAACGCAGCAAAAAATTGCCGATTATTTTGGCATAACGGTAGAAGCATTGACGGGTGATGAACTGCCCATCCTGCCGCCACAGGGCGCAAAAAAAGCCCCCGATCCGGAGATCGAGGGCGTAATGGAAGATGAAGATTTGAAAGAAGCTGTCGAGCTTTTGAAAAAAATGGATAAGGAAACCCTGCGGATTTTTATTAAAGCCGCCCGCGGGGCTTTGGAGAATTAATTATGAGTATTTCGTGGGGTGAAATCGGCGTTTCCGCCTTTTCTGTTTTGGCATCCGCCGGAGTGTCTGTCTACATTTCTAAGCGGACAGCAAAAGCAGAAATCGAAAAGCTGCGGGCAATATGGGCGCACGAGAAAGAGACCGCTTGCGATTCCGATTTTGATGCGATGGTTGCCGCCGTTTCCTTATATGCAAAGTATCCGTCTCTTGCAAACTTTCAGTCCGCTACCAACGCCGTCGGCATTTATCGCGCAAAAGCCACGGGAGAAGCGGCGGAAAAGGTTGACGAACTCAGCCGTTTAATCGTGAGGGAATGCCCAAATCGCGCAGCAGTATCCGACCAGCTGCAAGCCGTAATTGAGTGCAAGCGTAAAGCGTAGCTTTAAAAAGTCGCCTTGCCCTGCTCTCCCTCTTTCCAAAACATATCAAGTTCACCGGAAAAAAGATTCCTGGCAATTTTGTAAAGCTCACTGATGGCTGTTTCGCGGTCAACGCCGTCCAGCTCAAGGCCGATTTCGCGCTCGTAGCCGTTTTCTTTACTGATAGCCCAAATTTTCATTTTATCGCCTCCATAATTTTATCAAACTGATCGCGGGTCATTTTACTCGCCAAAGAAATCGCCTCAGAAAGTAACGCAATATGCTCTGCATTCTTTATTATATCACATTTATTTCCCGTTTCACAGCTTACAATTTCCATTTTTATACTTTTCTGCTTCCAATCCACATTATTTCTCCTTTCGGTTTATCTACCTATAGTCAAAATATGGCATTTGTTGCATAGTTTAGGGCAACAAGGCGAAAAATTTTAGGGGAAGTGTTTTCTGTGATGATCTTATGTGATTTATCCCCACCGCCCCCGCACCGGACGGTGGGGATTTTTTGCCGCCTATCGCCGTCACCGGCTCTTGGCCGCATAACCACGGTATCAGTTTGCTGCTTGGCAAGTCAATACAAAAACCGGATAATATCCGATTAGCCGATAAAAACAAGCGGAGATGTTTGCCCAAAATAGGGCAGGAGGGGAAGAAATGGAAAAAACTTTGCAGGATATTTGCAGAGAGGCAAAAGAGGACCAGCATCTTACCACGCAAGACTTAGCAGATTTAACAGATCTGTCATCGTCCACGATCAGCAATTACTTTTCTGCTTCGTCAAAGGATCCAAGCCTATACAAAATGGGGCTTATATGCGCCGCCCTCGGTGTGTCTATAGATGAGTATTTCGGTATCGTAAAGAGACCATCTACGGAGGAGCAGCTGGCAGAGGCACACAGAGCAATGGCCGATGCAGATGCAAAGCATAGCGCAGCCCTACGCATTGCGCACTTGGAGGGCGGCATGGAGCAACTGACCGGATCAGTGGCAAAGCATGAAAAAAAGGAGCGAGTATTGCAAATTTGGGTGTATATCCTGGCGTTTTCGCTGTCGATTTCCGTATCCATAATATTTGGATATTTGGCGTTTGACTCAAGCGTCCCGCAAACAGGGCTTATCCGCAACGGGAAGATTACATCACTCGGCTGGATGCTATTTGCGCTGCTTGCGGTAGGCGTCGGTGTAATCATTGCTGCGCTGATAAATGCACTGCGATATTACAGACACCATCAAACCGATAAAAATATAGGGCAGGAGGATAAAAATGGGAAAAGCAATGAGGAGGGCCAACGGAACCGGGACGGTGTATAAGCTCGCCGGGCGCCGCCGCAGGCCTTGGGTGGCCGCAAAGCAAAAAATTATTATAGGATATTACCCCACCAAAAAAGAAGCTATAGCGGCGCTGGAACGTCTTGCAGGCAAGGATTTAACGGAGCGGTACAACATGACCTTTGCCCAAGTGTTCGACGCTTGGAAAGTGGAGCATTACAAAAAAATAGGGCCAATCGGGATAGAGGGCTATGACGGCGCATTTAAAATTTTTGCGCCGCTGCACGACCGGAAGTTCCGGGAATTAAAAACGGCAGATTTCCAAGGCGTGCTGGATGCCCATATGCATAAATCCCATAGCACTGTGTCCAAGTATAAGCAGCTCATAACGCAGATGTCCACATGGGCCATGCGCGAGGAGATCATCACAACAAATTTTGCAAAATTCGTCCAGCTCCCCGAAAACACAAAAAAAGAAAAAGAAACATTTACCGATGCTGAAATAAGCAAGCTGGAGGCGGACGGCAGCGACACCGCAAAAATTATCCTCATGCTGATTTACACAGGCATGCGCATAGGGGAGTTGTTTTCCCTCCCGACTAAAGACTATCACAAAGATTATGTGATCGGAGGCGAAAAGACGGAAGCCGGGCGAAACAGGATCATCCCCATCCGCCCCGAAGGGCTCCCATACTTTGCCTACTTTGCAAATAAGGTCACCGGCCCGCTGCTCATATCCGGCTATGCTGGTGAAAAAATCCCAGCAAACTTCCGCCGTCGGGATTATTACCCGCTTTTGGAAAAATTAAAAATCCAGCGCAAAACGCCGCACTCCACCCGGCACACTTATGCGAGCTGGGCGAGAAAAGCGGGGATTGCTCCGGAGACGCTACAGAGGATCCTCGGCCACGCCAACTACTCCACTACCGCAAATATATATGTCCATACGTCAGCGGAGGAATTGGTGCAGGCCGTTAAAAAGGCGAAAATTTGTTAGTAGTTTGTTAGTTACCGACGGGAGCCAAGGCAGGCCTGTGCAAAATTACTCGGCGAAAAGTTGCAAAATCGCAACAAATGCTGTTGTTTTTATTAACTTTTGTGCTTATATATTCAGAACGGGTATATTTGACGTGCATGGGGTCACAGGTTCAAGTCCTGTACCGCGCACCAAAAAGTCCAGGAATCTCAAGGGTTCCCGGACTTTTTATTTTTGCCAAGATTAACTTTGTTAGTAACGTGTTAGCAGTAGCGATTTAGGTTAGTTTTTTTAGGACGCTGTTATAAGCTTTCTCATTGACGATTTTTAGGGTGTCCATAAGCTCGTCCATGACTTCCCACGCCCTATCCTGTGCCACATTCCCGACCGCTTCCAAAAATTCACTGCCGGAGGGTTTTATTGTCTTGGCCGGCGCAGGCTCTGCGGAATACAGCATTGGGGGCACTTTCGCCTGCAGTTGCTCCCCGCCGTGCTCGTTACGGATAATGTAGAGCGCCGCCAGTTTCTCATAATTGGGCCAGCTTGATTCTTCCGTTTCCAGCCGTGCGATCCATAGTTTCAGCTCGGTTTCATCGATCATGGGGAATCCCCCTTTAATTCTCCATAAGGCTGACAGCGCGGCGCAGGGCATCCCTGACGCGCTCGTCATCAGTTTCCCGCATCATGTCGTTTAGCTGGGTGCGCAGATGCTCCGCGCCATCCGCACGGCTGTAATGTCCGCGCACATAGTGCGAGCCGCGTCTCGCATTGGACATATCACGGTCATAATCGCCGCGGGAATAGCGGCGAGAATAGTCCCCGTCGCGGGAATATCCGTCATCCTCCATCATTTCGATCTTGTCGATGTTTTTGATGGTGGAGACCAGCTTGTGGGCGATTTCCAGATCACCCGCGCCCAGTTCGCCCTTGCGCGCCAGTTCGTCCAGTTCCTTGCACAGCATATCGCGCAGGTCATACATTGCTTTCATATTCATGTTCATTCTCCTTTCACGCGATTCTTTCAACCGTCAGGTTCGAGTTCGCGAAGTTGACGGCCTGAGTGCTGGTGTTTTCCATTGCGATCGTCAGGCAGCAGCCTTTCGGGACGCAGACCTGTGCGGAAACATAAATGTTAAAGTAGTTTTCTACCGCCGCAGGCGTGACAGTCGCCGTTGCACTGGTCAGCGGCTCTCCGTTGATGGCAAGTGCCGCCGAGATTGCCTCGACCGTGCCCCCGGTTGGAATGGCGATGTTGCCGCCATAGGAGACCCTAAACAGAGCGCGGTTTTGACTGGTGAGACCGCGCAGCGTGACAATGCCTGCGCCCTGACGATGCACGATGCAGGGCTTGTTGTTGATCGAAGTTTCCGTCAGGGGAACGTTCTGCCCAGCAGCAACGGTCTGAATTGCCGCAGAAGTAAATTCTGCCATTAAAATCATTCCTTTCTCAGTTAAAATAAGCGGCGGAGCTATTGCCCCGCCGCGTTGTCGTAGTATCGGCACGGGGCCGAACATTTTGTTGACGTCAACAAAATCGTCAACAAAAAGCTATGCTATGCAGTTGTCAGCAGCCGCAGCCCTGATTGCAGCCGCAGCCGCCGTAACCGCTGCCCGCCCACGGGTTACAGGTAATGTAAGCGGGCGAAGGGCACGGACGCAGCTGCGAGATCAGATAGTTGTTCTGCGCGGCCTGAGATGCCGCCAGTTTCAGATTCTGATTCTCGGTCTGGAGGTCAGACAGCTTGCTTTGCGTCAGGAAGTCGAGGATGGCGCGGCTGTTCTGGTTGTTCGCGTCAATGATGTCGCGCGTGGCGTTCTGCACGGTGTTGCGCGTGTCGCACGCCTGCGTCGCCATGTCATAGCGCACCTGCGCGATAGCCGCGCGATTCTCGCAGCAGCAATTTGCGGCCTGCATCTGCATGGCGTTGAGCTGCTGCATAAGCGCCGCCTGCTGGTTGCTGCGGGACAACTCGGCCTGTGCAAAGCCGTTTGCCATCGCCATGTTAGTGCCGTTGACAAGCTGCGCCTGCTGGTAAAATCCGTCGCAAAGGCCCTGATTTACACTGTCGATCTTGCGCTCGACATTGGCAAAATCAGAGGTCAGCACATAGCCGTCGACCACGCCGCCGGAATTGCCGGCGTTGTTTCCCCAGCCGTTGCCGCCCCAGCCGCAGAACACAAACAGGAAAAGAATGATGATCCACCACGCGCCATCGCCGCCGAAGCCACCAAAGCCGCTGTTCATCATGCCGGTAGGCGCAACAGGCATGGTGGCCTGAACGCCGCCGTCAGAAAGAGACATAGTATCACTCCTTTGAAAAATTTTTATTCATCAAATCGTGGCCACGATAAGATTCCTGTAAATAAGCAAACTCTTTGCTAATTTGTTTGCTTACTGCATCAGACTTTGAAACTGCTTTGCCATCTGCTGAAGCTGGTTGAGCTGCTGCTGGTTCAGCTTACCGCTCTGCAAGAGCTTTTCGACCTCCGCTTTGGGGTCACCCTTGAAATTTGCTTTGAACTGGTTGAACTGCTGCATCATGCGCTGGAACTGGCCTACCGGTCCGGGCATCTGCCCGCCGCCCAGCGCGGCCATGAACGGATTAGTCATCGTCATCGTCCTCCTCTACCTTGTGCTTCTTCTTACCCTTTATTTCGCCCACAAGCGCCGCCAGACGGTCGAACTCCTCGCGGGTGACAAATTCCACGGCCGGCTTTTGCGGCGCGTTAGAGGCCGTTTCTGTGCGCTCCACGAGGTCGTAAATCTTGAGCGTCGGTTTTCCGCTTGCGTCTGCCTGCTTGAGGTAAACGGTGGGGGCGGTGGAATCCCACAACGCTACGGCAGAGTTTGGCGCGATGAGATAACCTCTTGCCTCCTGCTCGCCGCTTACCCACTGTACGCCGCCTTGTGCGATGGGGTTCTGTTGCACTGGCTGCGACATAGGCTGCTGCATGGGCTGCATCTGTGGCTGCTGCATCTGCCGCATCTGCATGAGGTTGTCTGGCATCGGCTGCGGATAATAGGGGTTGAAATAGGGATATGCCATGTTCATTCCTCCGTTTCTTTGTCCCAGAAATAAAGCGGGGTTTCGTTCTCGCTGTTCCAGCTGTCATAGATAATCCCGTCCTGAACGCACACTACATGCCCAGAGAGGGCGAGAATATAAGTCCCGTGCGGGTGATCATCGGCAAACCTGCCGACCGTGTAACAGTCCGGGCAAGTGTCCGGTATGATGTATCTCCGGTAGCCTAAGGACCGCAGATACGCGCCCCAACAGGCGTTTGCATTGGGCAAGTCACCGTCCAAGTAGCCCTGCATGCACAGCCGGAGATAAACCTCGCCCCAATCCTTTCCCGTGGCCTTACAGATCGCACGGACAGTGCAATCGGACACGTTTTTCCCGCATGGATTTGGATTAAAATATTTATACATGATTGCAATCCCTATATAGGCTTTCAGCAATTTCCACATACGCTAAAAGCCCCTGGGGATCGTCTGCGTACAGAATGCAAATATCCTGCGCCATTTGCGCGGTAAACCCGCATTTGATTAAGCGCTCGTACATATTCCCGCCTCCTTGCCTCTATAATAAAAGAAATCCGGGCAGATAAACTGCCCGGATTCTGCCTTGATTCTGCAATAATTAAGCTTCTTCTTTCCCTCTTTAATTAGTTTCTCGTTGTGTGCAAAAACGAAAAATAGCCGCACCCAAAAAGGGCGCGGCTATTTTTAGGAATTGAATGCATCCGCCAGTTTTTGGTATGCGCGGCGGCGCAATTTGTAAAATCCATCTACGCTGATATGTAGTTTTGCCGCCGTCTGTACGCAGGTGCGGCCAAAAATGTCTACGTCAATTACACAGGTTTCCTCGTCTTCCGGTAGCCCTACCGCACGGATTGTTTCTGTGGCGCGGCATGGTGCCATAGTGGATAGTTTTTTGCGGATCCTTTTGTGCTGATCTATCATTTCCCACGGTGTGCCGTGGAGGTGCGGATGTTTATGCACGGGCGTGAGGCCGGCGTAGCGGTGTCCTCTGCGCCCTCCAGTGGATTATTTTACCCCTCTCGGATGTAGCCATCGAAGCCAGCGTCTTTCAAGCGCTGGAGCATCTTCTCGGCGTTCTCGCGGACGGCAAATGCGCCGACCTGGACGCGGTAGAGCTTATCGGTGGCGGGCTGCTCCGGCTCGGGGGATGGCTCTACCGGCTCGGCAGGAGTGGGCTGCTCCGGCGCATCGCCAGTCAGGATAGCGTTCACTCGATCCTGTACAGCATTATAGTCGTACCCTGCGGCCTCCAGGCGCTGGCGGCGGTCGGAGCCATTGCCCCACTCACCGCGGATCACCTCCCGGGCCACCTCGTCCACGGACTTGGCGGGCGCGGCCTGCTCCTTCTCCCGGAAGGTCACACCGAAGTAGTCGCAGATGCCCTGGGCGATGTTCTCGCCGATAAGCCCGGTATTTTCCACAATCCACTGAGACGCAGTGGGGTTATCGTGGAACTCGCACTCGATGTAGGCCGTAGGGGCGGCAGGCACCCGTACCTCGTAGAGGGAGGCATCTGCCCGGATATTCTCGCTGGTGCCAGGGGTGACAGGGGCCAGCCGGTTGAAAATGGCCTGACAAGCCTTCTGACCTTCCCCGCCCTCGGCGTAGCAGAACATCCGGGTGCCGCTCACCGTGCCGTTAAAGGCGTTGGTGTGGATGGGCACATGGAGGTCGGCACCGAAGGCGTTGGAAGCCGCACACTTCTCCTGCATGGATTCATCGTGCATCAGCTTTACCGTCACGCCGCTGCGCTCCAGAGCCTCCCGGCAGGCCTCGGCGATCTTACCGCACTGTACGCCCTCGGTGGTGTCGCCGTAGGCGTAGCGGTTATCGTACTGGTTGCTGGGGGAAAGAAATACCTTAGGCATTGTCATTCCCTCCCTTATCAATCAGGTTGCGGAACAATTCATACAGACCGGTGGAGGCAAGGCCACTGAACAGGCCGCCCAGGAGAATCTGCGGAGTAAATAGGAAACCGCAGATCCAGACATTCAGAATCACGCCCAGCACGCCCATAATGAGCGGGATGTAACGGTTCACCTTGTCAGTGGGAACCACATTCTTCAGAATGTAGCCCACACACAGGCAGATGCCTACCACGAGCAGCACGATGTAGTCTTTGAGAAATTCCAGATTCATTTTTTACTCCTTTCCGTGCCCGAGTCGGGCACACACAAAAATTATTGATGGGACTGTTCCAAATCCGCGATGCGGTGGTTGGCAACCTTGATCTGCTCCTCCAGCACCGGGACGCGCCGCGCAAAATTGTTGTGCTCCCGAACCTCTCTGGTCAGTTCTTCCAGTTTTGTATCGGTGACGGCTTGATGCGTATCCAGCTTGGCCTGCACATCCCGGGTGGTCTTGTTGCTGGTGATGATTACCCCCAGCAGCGACAGGCCGCCGGTAATGAGAGCAACGATGATTGTTTCCATTCAGTAATTTCCTTTCTCCTCTGGGGGGCTTGGTTGATTTGATTTTATGCCAGTTTTTTATTTCCACTTACCTTTTACGCTGATATGCGCGGAAAAGGTCTGCGTGCCGCTGTTATTTGCCAGCGCGTCAACACCGATTGATGCGTTGGTCAAATTTATATATGCAGGGATTGCGTATCCGTTTCCGACATGTGGATTCACATTGGCTTCCGCCACACTTGCGAAAAGCCCGGTCGGCAACGAGAAGTATGTGGAAAATGCATACGCACCAAGGAATGTGCCGGATGATGCCACGCTCTTAGACGGCTGCCCCCAGCACTCTGCCGCGCCACTGGCCCATTTGCGGTAAGTCCAAATACCACTGGTGCCTTGCTCTAACACATAATCCCCGTAGCCCAAATCGGCCCGCAGCTCCGCCGGTGTCCGGTAATACACCCAGCCGGAATTATCCAGCACCGCCACCTTTGGCGGTGGCTTGCCCAGGTCTGTGGCCTCCGTGGTTTGCAGCCATGTGCCGGTCAGATATTTGCCTCTTAGGTTTCCGCCCAACGTTGTGGCACCGCCGACTTGCAGACCCTTTTCAAGGTGCGCATCCCAGGCCACATCCAGCCGCTTCTCTCCGCTCTCGCTGGCGTACCGCCCAATGCCAACGGCTTTACCGTTCGCGCCCAAATGAAAGGTCATCTCGGATGTGGGGATTCTCGTTTCCACCGACCCGCTCTCACCCAGCTTGTCTACCGCCTGAATCTCGATGGTATATACCACCGATACCGATAGGGTGACACCGGGCACCACGCCTGCGTAATCGTTTCCGGAAGATTCTGCCAAAAGCGTGATCCAACTTGACCAACCGCCGCCTTCTGCCGCATAGCGCAGACGCAAGGTGCATTTATTATTGTTGGCCAGAGGGGAAAAAGACTTGGAGCACTCCACATAAAGCGCCGTACCATCTTCGCTTATTGTCCCGTCAGAGGTAGACCGTGCGCACACAAATCTTCCCGTGTTGCCGTTACGCACCACAGAGGGCGTATTGTACGCCAGCACCGTGACGGTTTTAGCTGCTGTAGTGGAAAACCCTCTGCTGTCCGTTGCCATGCCGGTGATGGTCAGCACGCCCGGCGTTTGCAGCGCATCACTGGTGGCTGTTTTCCCAGAATAGGCTTTACCCTCTACGGATGCGGAATACTGCTTTATGGTCGCGCCGAACTTGCCGCTGGCCGTGTGCGTGATTTTGGCCTGTGTTCTGCCCTGGATATACAGGGCGTTGAACGGCGCAGACAGGGCGCTGACAGGGGCCACGGCAATAGCTTCGCTGGGTCGGGTGGCCGCATTATTGGTGACGGTAAACGTCCTTTCTGCGGTGTCGTAGTAATAGGTGCTGCCGATTTTGGTACGCAGCAAGAACACGACTTTTCGCGTTAAGGTCGTGTTGTTGCGCAGCACGGCCCGCTCCGCATCGGTAAGCTGGAAGGTATAGCTGCCGCCGCTGGTGCTGACGGCTCGGTAAGCAATATCCGATGCCGATCCGGTCAGAGAAATGCACACATCCAGCGCAGAAACCGCCGAGCCTGCCGGATTGGCATAGGCAATGGCCGGGTTGTCCACATCTGTAAAGTTGGGTGCGGATGTGATGGTAGCCGCCCGGGGTATGGTAGGCAGCGCAAAACTCTCCGCCGAAGCGGTATAATCTCCGTTCCCGTAAAGCCAGCCGGAAAAGGCGGAAACGGTGAAGGTCTTGCTTCCGTCATTGTTGTGGGAAATGTCCAGTGTGCCGGAGGCAAAGGTACGATCCTTGTAATCCGTGATGTCGGAATATGTGCCACCGGAATACACAGTTTGACCGTTAATGACCACCGCGCTCATTTTTATGGCGTTTGTGTAATACTTCTCCCCGGGGCTCAGGCCGCAGGACCAGGAAATGGTAGTCTTGTTCCCGGCTATGTCTTGACTGCCGCCGCTAATCTCCCACTTGACCCAAAAATAGGAGCCATATTTTGTGTTTGTTTTTACGGTTCCGCTTGTTGCCATTCTGTCAGCCTCCAATCCACTTGAAGCCAAGGCCCTTATTCCGGCGCAGCTCGTAGCCACCAAGATTCAGGTTTTGGACGATGATACCGCTGTCGATGTAGAAATCCTTGCCCGCGAAGTGGCTGATCTCCTTCCCGGCCTCATCGAAAAAGGAAATGCGGCCGGCGGTAAACTGGGCAAAGGCGTTATAATTGCCCGCCGTATCGGTCTGCCCGATCTTCACGCCGTAGATGGGATTCCCGGATTCATCCTCTGCCACCTTGCCGGTACGGATATAGCCCGCCGTCTCTGTGACCTTTTTTTGCACATCCGTGACTTTGCCATCTACGCCAAGGACTTGCTGCTCCACGGCCTTGATCTCGGTATACCGCTGCTCTATGGCCGTACTGTTGGCGGTTAGGTCGTTCTCAGCTTTTTGCCTAAACTCGTTGAAATTGGACTTTTCGGTGTAGGTCTCGGAAACCGTGGCCTTGAAGCTGTCCACATCCTGGGTCAGCTTTGTCACTGCCGTGCGAGTCTCGCTGACTATCGGTTCCGCGCTCTCGGTCATGGCCTTACTGATGCAGTATGCGCCGGTGTAGGCCGTTTTGCCGTTGGAATAGGTGATCTTCGTGCGCCCCCAGAGATACTTGCCATCCGTGATGGTCGGGGCCGTAGACTGCCATGCGCCGCCGGAAAGCTCTGTCTCAGAGGTAGATAGATAATATTCCACCGTGGTTGCGGTGACGCTTACACCCTGCGGGCCTTGGGGGCCGGTTGCCCCGGGGCTGCCGTCCTTCCCGTTCGTTCCATCCTTGCCAGGATCACCCTTTGCGCCGGGGTCTCCCTTTTCGCCGGGAACGCCCTGGATTCCCTGTTCACCCTTTTCACCCAGAATCCGTATAGGAGCGCCCCACGCACCAGCCGTAGCCGATGCCGCTACCTTCTGCGACATCCAAACAACGGAAGAGGTCAAGTCCGTGTGCCAGCCGTTCAGCGTACCGTTTCCCGTGGGCTTGGCCGGGGTAGTCGTGCCGTCATGGTAAGTAATCCATACAGACAGACCGTTGGTGCCATTGGTGCCGTCCTTGCCGTCTGCCCCGGCAGGGCCGGGAGGCCCGGGGGTAAGCTCGATGTCCTCAATTTTCTTGTTTAAGTCAGTGCGGACTTGCCAGGTGCTTTCCTCGGCTTTCCGCACTGCATCGATCTGTGAGCCGGTGAATGTGCGCCGGGTCGAACCCAGCGTGATCTGTGTGTTGCCGGGGTCAAGAATATCCGGGGCCAGCTCCATCAACGGATATGACGCGCTGTAGCCGTGGGGCGTACTGACCAGGGCGGTCATTCTGCCAACCCGGAAATGCTGGATGCCCTCTTGCCAGCCCAAATCCACCGCCTTGCAGGTGATGGTCTCCGGCATGGACAGACCATTGTCGGCCAGCGCCGCCTTCGCTTTCGCCCGAAGGTTGGTGTCAACGGTCACATCGCCCCATTTGATGTGCCGGGTAATGCGCCCATATGTGGCCACGCCGGACTTGCTATAGATGGTTTTCCCGGACTTCACCAAGTCATCCGTCAAGTCACCGTCTGGCAGATTCCCGATGGTCAGTCCATCCTTGCCCTCCGGAAGAATAGCGGTGTAAATGTCCGCACCGTCCGTCTCGCTGGACAGGTCAAGAAGATTTTCGGCGAATTTCACCGTCTGCGTGTTTGTCAGCGGCAGCGCGGCGTAATAGTCCAAATAATTGCCGTCATCCTCGTAACGGATCAGCAGATTCCCGCCCAGAGAAGATTTGAACAGCTTATCGGAAATAGTGGTCATCGCCGTGGCGTACTCCTCAGAGCTGCGGGCAATGTAATTGTTCGGGTCGGACACGGTGACCACGCCGGGCTTGATCTGCTGCTCTGCAGTCACCTGCGCATTGTGCTGTGACAGAATCCAGCGGAAGAAAAACTCCACCACATTCCCGCTTGCGGCGGCGGCCTTATAGGCAGCGTCATCCTTGAAATCCCCCGGAAAGTTGAACGGTGGTATGATGCTGTCATTCAGCACCGCCATAATGCCCTCTGTTTCGATTTTGTGCGCCCCGTAGAAGTCTTTTATATCGCTGGTTATTCTTCCCCTATATATAGGAGAAGTGCCGTCCAGCAGCTCCACAAGGCCACTCATGCGGCGGAGATTGCTTAAATAGGGATGTTCTGCGTCCACCGTAAAGGACATTTCCCCGGCCTTGCTGACCGCCAGCTTCACAGAGGGGTCACGGACGATTAGTTTTTCATCCGCAAGGCGCGGGTCATACAGGATATAGTTTTTGTATTTGAGTTGATACATTACAGGCTCGCCTCCTGGTATGTCACAGTGATGCTACCTGTGCCGCTTGCGACTTTTGCTTTCAGGGTATTGCTTCCAGCCGCAAGCCGGATGTCCGGCAAAATATGATCTCCCGCGCTGATGTTGATTGTGCTGCTGCCCCAAAGCAAGGTGGTGTCCTGGGCCACCGTGATAGTAGGGATGACAGGCCGGCGCTCGTTGGGTAAGGATAGCTGTTTGTAGGTTGTGCTAAGGTCAGAGCGGGAAACCGTGGTTTTTGCGTTCTTGTATTTCCACGGGTCGCAGTCAACCGTGACCGGGATAGTCTGCATCATTTTGACAAGCCCCACCTGCCCAACGGAGCACCGCCCACTGTAAAAATGGGCGGTGTCCTCAGGAAATGTTATTTTAACGAACTTGCCGTGGACTTTGTTGCAGAAATCGGAAATCGTAGCAGGCCATGTCTTGCCGCTCACCGTATCCACGCCGGTGAGATTCAGTATAATAGTGCGGTTCTTATAGGTGACTTCTCCGGTCAGCACTTCGGACGCATCCAGCAGGCCGTCCCGGCCCGGAACATCGATCATATTCGTGCGGACTTCCGGCAGAGAAATGGACTTGCTTGCAAGCAGCAGACCGTATTCTGTGTAAGTGTCCTTTCCGTCAAAGCATACTTTCCCTATCATATGGCCCTTGCCCTCCTCGCGTTGATTTTGGCCAGTTCTTCATCCATGCCTGGGGCAAGCAAACCGACAACCTGTCCACTGTCCATGATGACTTTCATATTTGCCAACATAGGCAAGTACTGTTCAAGCAGCATTATAATTCTGCTGGATCCTCCGCTTGCTACGCCGTAAGCTCCACTTGCATAGTTTCCGCTGATATTTGCTCCTGCCGTAATGGATCCAGCAGAAAAACTCATGTCACCCTCTATGTCTTTTTTTACAGATGCAAATTCATCGCTAAACCCTTCCCCCAATCCTTCGGCCATGAATCCACCGATCCCGGCAAATACCTTAGACGGAGAGTGTATGCCCAAAATGCGCTTTACGCCGCCAACAAGGCTGTTTACCTTGTCATTAAACCAGTTTTTGATGTTATCCCACATTCCGGCAATGCCGTCTTTCAAGCCCTGAACGATGTTTCTACCGATGCTGCCCCAGTCATAATTTCGGATCGTGTCAGCAATGGCCGCGATAATACGCGGGACGGCTGCAATCAGTTCCGGAATAGCTCCGATGATGCCGGTAATCAGCGATACAATGATCTGCGGCGCTGCAAGGATGATCTTGTCAAGGTTGTTCACGATGCCATTGATAAACGCGATAATCAGAGTAGGCACAGCCGCCACAAGCTCCGGGATGCACTTGATAATTCCGTCAATCAGCGCAAACAGCAGGTCAATTCCCATCTGAATAATGTTCGGCAGCTCTACAATGATTGCGGCAAGCAAGTTGCCAATAATCAGAGGTACTGCCGCGATAAGCTGCGGAATCGCGTCAATCAGTCCGTTTGCAAGCGTCATAATCAGCAGGATTGCCGTTTCAATGAGCTGCGTCAAAAAGTCCGGGCTTGTCAGCATTTGCACAATCGTCAGGGTCACTTGCACAATGCCGTCAATGAGCGTGGGCAGGTTTTCTATCAGGCCATTCGCGAGGAAGAAAAGAATGTCGATTGCCGCCTGTGTGATTGCTGACAAGTTGTCAATGATTCCTTGCCCTAATGCCCCAACAAGAGTTACGGCTGCCTGCAAAAGCATAGGTAAGTTGTCGGTGATGGTGGTAATCACCATCGGAATAATGGTAGTTGACGCCGAAGAAACAAGCTGTGAAATACCCCCCAAGATAACGCTAATACGCGGTATGATGTTCTTTCCAACAGCGACAACACTATCCACAAAATTCCCTGTCAGCGCCATAAAATCTGCGTTATCATCAGCTATGCCGGTAAGCAGGTTACTCCATGCACCTTTCATGGATGCAACAGATCCTTGAATTGTATCCGCCGCTTCCCTTGACGCATACCCTTGCATCCCGACCATTTCAATATAGTCTACAAGAGCGCTTTGGCAATCTGCAAGGTTTTCTATCTGGTATGCTGTGGCGCGCCCGTTTGCGTCGTTCCAGTCATTTACTTTATCAATGACTTCCTGAAATCCTTCCTTTGTTGGCGTGATGCCAATTTGCAGGTTGTCCAGCATGGTATAGTTGGACTTCATGATCCCATTGAACGCATTTTGCACGGCTTCCTGGGAATTGCCAGTTGCCGCCACCACATCAGCCTCCGCATTGATTATTCTGTCGGCCAGTTCTGCCGCCGCCCGTTCATTGCCGCCAAGGGCTGTTTTTAGGCCTGTGGCAAATCCGTTTACCTGTTGCAAATAGTCATTCTGGCTCATTTGAACGGTGCTGTATGCGTTCTTTGCCTTGTCTGCAATATAGTCATAGGCTTCGCCAAACATAAGCTTTGCGCCGCCAACCAGTTGTTCATACTCAGCATAGTTGTTAAGCGCGTTTTTCGTAAGCACGGCAATGCCGGTAGCAGCCGCGCTTACAGCTGCTGCACCGACTTTAGCCGCAGTGGCAAGCCCATTTTTGAATTTTCCTGATAATGTCTCTACATTTTCGCTTGCCTCGTCTTGCACAGATATTTTCACAAACAGATCAAGAAGATTCATGCGTTCACCTCGCTCTCTTTGTAAATTCTGAAAATTATTCGTGACATTCCATTGGTAGTATGGTATGATATCGGCAAGGAGGGATTATTTATGATAAGTTTTAACAAAGATTCTGCGTGGGACTTAAAGCCGATTCCCGTTTCCGATGTGCGTGGTGAAGTGAATGGCTTGTTGATTGACGGGGAAGAAATCGCTGCCGCATTTAAGACTGTACGCGACCAGCTGATTTTTACTAACAAGCGAGTCATATCGGTTGATGTACAGGGGATTACAGGAAAGCGCAAGTCCTTCAGCTCTATGCCCTATTCGAAAGTGCAGTTTTTCTCCGTGCAAACCCCAGGCTTTGCCGAAATCATCCCGGATAGCGAACTTGTTCTGACATTCTCCAATGGTTATGTCGCAAAGTTCGAGTTTAAGGGAGGCACAGACATCGGGAAAATCGGAAGAATGATTTCTGATTATGTCCTCAAGTAACGCATATTCGCCCGCCGCCCCTTCACGGGGCGGCTTTTTTAACTTGTAACCCGCACCGATTGACAATATCGCTGGTGATTTCTTCACAGGAGCGATTGTCTTTTTTGCTCACATCTATAATTTCAATATATCGCTTATCGATTGAAACGCCCGCGCATCGCTCGCATATTGCTTTAAGCAGATCAGCAGAATAAATTCGATATGCTTTTTCTTCTGCATCCTGCTTATACCGCGCTACACAGTATGCCAGAAATGGCTTTACTCTTTGGCTTCCCCGATATTCTCCTGCACAGAGCCGGACGGCGTTTCTGCCGTCTCGGTCTGCGCAGATGTAAAAAGGTCCGTAAAAGCCTCGTCCGTCATAAGCTCAGTAACATCAACCAGCAACTTGGCAAGCGTCAGCCCAGCGGCATATTTTTTTGCAGTCACGCCTTCCACAGCCGCCAAAATTGCAATCAGATCTTTCTTGTGCCCACGCAAAAGCAGCGGAGCAGATTTCTTAACCCTTGCCAATACAAAGTCCTTTGCATTTACGCCATCCGGGAGCTTCTGACGCTGAAACAACGCTGCGGCTTCTTTGTCCTCGGCTATGTTGGCAATAGGATCGATAATGTCTGCGATAACATCAAACACTCGCTCCCCTTTAATTTTTGACAGTTTCATGGTGTTACGCCTCCGCCGTACCGGCCTTGATGTAGATCTCAAATGGCACAGTGTCCTGTGCGCTCATGGAGTAGTGAGCGGTGTACTCAAACGCGAACTGCCCCTTCGCTTTGTCAGCTGTTTTCATTTGGAATCCACCCGTAGAAAGCGCATTCAGCAGATGGATGGCGATAAATCCTCCATTTGTTTCCCCGTTCATATCGGAGTAGTCACCAACAATCCAAAGGTCATCAAAGTCTGAATCCTTGAGATCGTTTCTCGGTGTGATCTTGGTGGCGTCTGCCGTACCGATATCCGCCGCCCCGCATAGGCTCTTAGCGATTGCAGTATCTGCATTTACAAATGTACCGCTGGCTTTTGCCTCCCAGCCGTCCACCATTTTCAGCTCCTTGGTATTCTTGGGGCAGTTGTCGATGTCCTCTCCATAGTCCTTATAGGTGGGCGTTGCGGTAAAGCTAATGCCGCCGGTCGTCGCGCCAATCTGCCCCGATTCCCCGATGGTGCCGGTTGCGGGGGTAAAATCGGTAGTCAGAATACCGGCGTTGATCTGGAGCTTCTGAAATGCATCGGATGGAATTTTAGTGAATTTCATATTTTCTTCCTTTCATCAGTTTTGCGACAGGTATTCCACCGTGATGTTGAGATACCTTCGCTTGATGTTTTTATCGCTTTCGTCCGCGATGTTCTGACACCACGGGGAGCCACGCTTGATCCACATTGCTCCGCCGTCATAGGCGACCATACAGCCGCCCATGCCGATTGCGTCGCTGATTTCTTGTGCCTTTGCGTTGGGCATCGCTTCGCTCTCGGTGTAATACCAGAGGTTGACCGTCAGCGGGGTCTCGCCGCTCTCCCATGATCCTGTGATAAGCTCATAGGTCAGCCACGGGAAGGTCGCGTCCTCCGGCACATTCGAGGTCGGATACGACGGGAGGAATTGGGAAAACCACGCATGGAGCGCCTTGTCCTTTGTCATTTCGGCAACTCCTTTCGCTCCGCAGTGAAGAATTTCAGCGCCTTAATGATTGCGCCCGCAGACCTCGGCGCGGCCTTTTCCTCGGGATTTGAGGTCACGCGATAGGTAATCCCCGTTTCCGTATCGCGGAAATAATCGTTGTACTCGATGGGAACGCTCTGATTGACCAGCGCGGAATATACCGAGGTCACACCCTCCTTTTCCGCTTTTCGCGCCTCCATCGATGTGTCAAGAGACTGGTAATTGAGGAACTCCGCTCCCTCTTCCCACGCAGTGATGTAGCCGCCCGCGCCGTCAGGCGTGCGCTTTTTCTCCATCAGAATGCACTTGTGGGCAAAATCGTCCAGTAAAGTCACGGTTCCACCCCCTTGAGCTTGCGCCAGTCGTTTAATCGGCCTTTAAAAGCGCCCTGCCAGCCCGTCCCAGCGCTCGTGTCGGCATTTCCGCCGCTCGCCTTGGTGTAACTGTATCCACCGAAGCTTTCGCTCGTGTACGGGCTTAAAACGGCTTCACCGTTCTTTTCTTCCCATGCGGCGATATCTTCGGCAAGCACAAGCACAGCCTTTGGCACAGCCAACACCCACACCGTCCCGGTAAAGGTTTCATCCGTCAGGTCAGCCGCCGGATATTGATGCAGACCGTCGTTAAACACAGAGCCGACGATGCGGAAATATTGATTGGTCAGGAGAAAGGGCAGCGCAATGCTGCCGTTCTCCACGGTGAACGTGCCCTCGTGAATGTCCACGAGGAACCAGTTGTTCAAGTGCCGTAAGACCTGTTCAAGCATTACGCCGCCCTCCTATCACTTCTTGAACTTTGCCAGCACGACTTTGGCTTCGTTCGTCAGAGCCGCAACGTAAAACTCGTCAGCGGTGATCTCGGTGGAGCGGTTACGCGGCTTGCGCTCGGTTTCCACGTTGATGCTGCGTTTGCGATAGATGGTCAGAGCAGGCACATCGTCCTCGGTTTCGCTGTCCTCGTTCAGCTTGACGATGGGGCAAGCGTAGTAGGCAGCAGCGGCAGCCTTGACCTTATCCCCGACAACCAGAGCAGCAGCGCAATGGGGCTGGATGGTCGCCAGATGCTTTTTGGTGGCGGTTTCGGTGGTCGTATCAGCGACGATCTCGATGGTGCCGGTGCTGTTGTCCTTTTCATACTCGATGGACGGCACCTTGCGGCTTGCTACAACACGGGTGTTTGCGATCTTGCCGATCTCACCGGACAGCATCACGCCTGCCTGATACTTGTCGGCGCTGATAAAATCAGCATCCTTGCGCAGGGTCGCCATCTGCTTTGGGTTGATGAACATGACCTTGTCGCTGTTGATCTCCTCGTTGAAAACGTCGATGGCATCCACAATAGCGTTGTAGCCGATGGCTGCCGCGCTGCCGTCATAAGTCAGCGTTGCGCCCTGCAAGGCATCCATGCAGTCATTGTCGATTTTGGCAGCGATGGACAGCGCCAGCTGCGCGTTGGCTTCGCCCACGGGGTTTCCGTAGCCGGACAGAACAGCCTCATCGGTAAGACCGACGCCCTTCATTGCCTTTTTGATCTTGTACTGCTTGTCCTTGGTGCTCATCTTGTCGATGTCAACATCCACACCTTCAGCGACATCCTCAGCGTCGCCGATGTACCCATAGGAAGGCACGGTAATTGTGTCGCCGGGAACGCCGGAAAGGGTATCATCCACCTTTGCGAAAGGTGCTACGCGGATTTTGTCGGGGATTTTAGCGGAAATCATATCAGCCATAACTTCCGGGTCGATCAGGTCTGCGAGTTTAGTCAGAATCGTATCTGCCATAGTTTTTAATCTCCTTTGTTGTCAGTTTTTCGTCAGCTCCGAATACTGTTCGGGGCTTTCCTTCTTGAGCTTCAGTCGGTCGGCATAGCCCATTTTCTTAAAAGCTTCTGCCGTGACACCGCTGCCGCCGGTATTCGCCGGGGGACTGGCGGGATTCGCGCCCTTTGTCTGCGTGGTGGAGACAAGCCCCTTGTAGGTGCCGTCTACGAGTGCATCAAGGCTCTTGGTGTCCTTGATCTTCTCGCCGTCCAGCTCCAATGCGGCCATTTCCTCGCCGCAGCCGCGCATCGCAAGGTCGAGATTCGCGCCGGTGATGTTTTTGCTCTCAAAGTAAGCCCGGACGGCCTTTTCCTTTGCCGCCTTGCTTTCCTTTGCCGCGACATTGGCCTTGAAGTCCTCAAAAGCCTTGTGCTCTTTCTCGTACTTCTCCTGATAGCCGTTGTCACCTGCCGCCTTGAGATCGTCCAACTGCTTCTGGACGCTGGGCAGCTTCTCCGCGTCCGCCTTATACTTGCTGACATCAGCTTTCAAGCCGTCCACGGTGTCGGTATGCGCCTCGATAATGGTATCAACCTGCTCATCGGTGAGCCCCATACCCTTCAAAAGTTTTCGTGTAAGTGCCATGACACTATCTCCTTTTCTTCGGTTCCGTTCCTTCGGAAACGATAGTTTTATAAAAACCGCTGTCCCTTGCGGTAATTAACAAAAAGAGCCAACTGCCTACAATTTGTAAGCAGTTAGCTCCTATTTCAGTTCGTTCTCCAATATCTTCCGGTATTGGATGGCATGGTCGGCGGCAGCAGGTTTCAAAAACGGCTGTGCCTTGTTGCCACGCGTGTAATGCCAATTTCCCTTTGCGTCCTGATACACCCACGGTGTAGGCCGTCCGCCGCCGCCCTCGGCGTAAATGCCGGTGCCAAGCTCAACATAAGCGGCATACTCATTGTTCGTTCCGATGATTGCCGCTGGTTCCTGCTCATCTACCACATGGGTGATGCTGTTCCGCAGATTGCCAGTGTCAACGGGGCACAGCTTTTTCGCATATCCCTCTGCCACCAGACCGATCTTTTCCAGCCCGCGCAGCAGTGCCGCCTTAATCTCGGCAGAAATCTCTTTGCTGTTGTCTTGGATTTCAACGCTCATACGTTACCCCTTAATGAATGGTTCATTATCAATCCATCCATCTGCAATGAGCTGCAAAACTATCTCGCATTGCTCTTTTGATTTTCCCGTTGCAGTTTTAGCGATACCCACAATACGCCGATTTTCAATAATCAGATCATCCCAGTTCTGCAATCCGTGAGAAATGAATTTAATGTATTTCCTGTAAGCGTTTTTTGCCTTCGGTGTAGCCGATTTTTCAATTTCCACAAAATCCCCAACAGAAAAATCAGATGTTGGGTCTTTCACAAACTCCGCAAACATCGGGAGCCAGTCAAGAACCGTCTCTTTCACTGCGAAACAACCTCCAATTTCATATATCGTTCGGGGACTTCTTTCTCCACAAACTCTCTTGTTTTTAAATCGAAAATGCTTTTTTTAACAGTTCTTTCACCCGCATCAAGAACTTTATATGTTGTGCCTCTGTCTATCAGAAATTCAAATTCCGCGGGGTTGTCTGCCATTTTGTAAATATAAGCGCCGCGTGTTGATTTTGGCACGATAATATCAAGAACCGTCTGCGTATCTTTGTGCCCTCCAAACGGGAGTTGCGCGTCTTGCGCTATTGTCGTGCTTGTAAATCCTTTTTCTGTATATAGCTTTCCGATACTCGCGACCATATCATCAACAGATGAACCGCCTCCCGTAATATACCCAACATCACCGACAACACGCTTCACGTTCAAGTCCGTTGAAAGCTTGAACTTTGATATTTCCGCAGAAACGCCGTCGCTTATCTCCTTGTACCCGTCGAGGTTCCCATAGCAACGTAGCGCCTTTTCATACGCCGCTCCGCCTCGCTCTACGGCGTTAATTGCGCTATACGCACCGCCGGAATACTTGGATATATTCGGATTTGCTTTTTTGGTAAACTCGACGCTCGAGTTTGTCGCATAATATTCGTTTTGCCACTTCTCCAATTCCTCTAAGTTGGAAAGTCTTAAAGTTACTGGCTTTATTTCGGGCTTTGCTTTAATTATATCAGATTTTGCCGCACTTGCAACTTGCTTTGTATCCTTTTTCCATCCAGCCCATCCCGCATAGGTCATATTCGAAATAACCTCTGTTTGTCCCGTATCGGCGTTTCTGACGCGTCTCTGCGCAGTAGAGATATCTACACCCTCCACGGCGGCAATCAGCGTACAGCGGCAGTTATATATCTCCCACGGTGGCCCTTGTGGGTCGCCGGGAAAGCGGCAACCGTTAGAAAACTTCTTGTCCTGCGCCACTTGTTCGCCGTCAAGCATGGCATGAGAGTGGCGAGTACGCGCGTCCAGCGTAGCCAACCATTCTTTTTTGAGCTTTATCCCCATCTTTTCCGCCGCCGCGTAGCTGTCCATGCGTCCGGCGTTCTGTGCGCCGGTCACGGCTGTACGGGCGGTGCGGATGGCGGAATCGCGGCTCATGGTGGTAATGCGCGTTTGCAGGTCGTCCGCCATGTGCTTGATGCTCTTCCCTTGCAAGATGGAGCTGGTGACACTCTTGGTAATTTGCTTTTTGCCATACTCGAGGTCAATGCCACGCTTTAATGCTCGTTTCGGCGGGTAATACGGCATTAAGTCTGGCTGCTCTACCATAAGCCGCTTTACCGTCTGCTCGTCCCACAGATCAAAGCCGATATTTCCAGCGACCTGTTCAATGGTGTAAGCCGCATAATTGCGGTTCAGGCTGTAAATACCCGGCGTTGCATCGTTGGTATAGGACACCGCCACGGCGTTTGCGTCCGTGGCACGGCACGCCACTTTGTCTTGCATGGCCTGATAGCGTTCCCCGCGCCCGATCTGGTTCAAACGCCATTGCTTATAGTCGGCCTCCGTCCATTCCTTGCCGTTCTGCACGGTGCCGATCAGCTCTTTCATTTCCTCGTCGCGCTTTTTGAATTGCTCAAAATATGCGTCGATGGTAGCTTGCAGTTCTTCCCCCGCCTCGCGGTATAGCGTTGCAATACGCCGCTCCAGCTTCGCAAGCTCCTTATCGGTCAGCTTGTGTCCGAGGTCACTATTCGCCATCGCCGTTCACCTCCGGCGCATCCGGTTCCGCAAAGCTCCGGTCAATCTCTTCTGCAGCCTTCCGCTTTGCCATGTCCTCGTACTGGTCAATGTCGCCGTTGATGGTCAGCAGCTTCTTTGTGATGTATTCGTCATCGTAATACGCCGCGCCCAGAAGAATGTTCTGCGTTTCCTCGCTCTTGTTGATAATCTGATTGCGCGTGTAGCTCGGCTGGTCCTCAATGCCTGCCAGACGCAAAATTTCCACAATAAACCGCGTGACCTCGGATTCAAACTTATCCGTTTTCAAATCCAGCGGCACATAGCTTGCCTTGATTGCGGTTGCCGTCTGGTTGCCGGCAGATACCGCCGCCGCGTCAAAGCACTGGAAATCCTCATAGAGCTTCTTTTTCAGCATGTCAATGGTGCTGCTGGTGCCCTCATACGGCGCCTCGATGGTCTTGCTTTCCACCTTTGCGCCGTCGTCGCCGTTTGCGTGGGCGACGTGCGTGGTTTTCAAGCGCTCCACAAACTTTGCATCGTCGAGATCGTCCATGCCGTTGCAGTTGGACAGCACCCAATAAATCAGATTGCCCTCGTCCACGTTGTTGACCATGTTCGAGGACGCCAAATCCAGCGCGTCGATGGTGTTGCGCTTGCCGGCGATCTCGGATAGACACCGCTTATTGTTTTTCAGCGGGACGATGGGGAAACTCGGATAATTCCCGCCGTCATAGATTTCGGTTTCGCCGACCTCGGCTTTGCGGATAACGAGCTTGTAGCTGCGCTTCTCCTGTAATACGCTCATATCTTTGTTTTTCGGCTGGAAATACTCAGTAAAGCCGTCGATCTCGTACAGCGTCGCTCTCAGGGGCTTATCCTGCGCCACCTGCCAGAACCGGATTCCGGCTTTCAATGCGCCGTCCTCTTCATCATAGAGGGGAACGAACTCAAGCAGTGAGAACACCCGCAGATGCGTTAAATCCCAAAATCCAAAAGACACGCCTGCTATTTTCGCCTCACGCGCCGCATCCATGACTTCCTGATCGAAGTCCGGGCATAGCTTTTTCGGTGTTTCCTTCTCCGCAAAGGTTACGCCGTTACCCAGAAGATAGGAAACCTCCTGATCGACCGCCAGGCCGAAGAACCGGCTGGCCAGCTTATGGTTTGCCGTCCACATATCCGTGTGGGCGCGGCCCTGCATATCGTAGATGATCTTTTCATAGCGGTTAATGGTCGGATTCAGGCCGTTGTAATATTCCTCAGCATCCGCCGCCGTATTATATGCGTGGGATTCTCGATGCTCGTTGATTGCTCCGCGAATAAACCCAATCCGCGCCTGGTCACTTTCTCCGACCGCAACAAGGTCATTGTAAGTTTTGATAGCCTCTCACTCCTATCTGCTCCAAATGGGGACATAATCGCGCTTATACGCCTTATTCTTCAAGATTGTGTAGGCAAAATAGCGCGTTTCGTCCATTGCGTGGTCGTTTTCCTTGATTGGCCTGTCGTCGGGGGATTTTTCGTCCCACCGATATAGACCAAACTCGCGGATGCAGTCTTTGCAGCCACGATGCACTTTGAGAATGCCGTCTTGCAAAAACCGAGCCGTAGTCATAATCCCGTTTGTCACATCGTTGTTGGCCTTGCGGACCATATAACCGCGCCGCCGCAAAACCTCGATAAACGAGGCGGCAGACGGGTCGACGATAATGCTTTTGACATCTGCCTCGCCAATGAGCTTTTTAATTTCGTCTGCGTATTCCTCGTCCGTCTTGTTCTTCTGGCTCTCGCGCCCGGAATAGTAATACTCACGGATGCGCGTGGCCGCCTTGCCGTCCCAGCACCAAAGTCCTGCAGAAAACGGGTTAAGTGTTCCGTAGTCGCAGGAAACATAGTATTCTCCCTTTTCCGGGAGCTCGTCCACAATGCAGCTCTCGTCAAACATGGGATAGATCAGCCCCTCAGCCACCACCCACAAGCCGCGAATGTATCGGTCGTAGAACACGCCGCTATACATGGCCTTTGTCCTCTCGATCATCTGCGGTGTGAGAATTGGGTTATCTTCCAGTAGGAAGCGAATGTGCTGCGTATTCTCCCGTTCGTTTTCAATCCACTCTTTGTAAAACCAATGCTGCGGTGATTCGGGGTTGCAGTTAAAAAAATACTTCGGATGCTCAAACGAAATCGCACGGGAAAGCGCTTGCTCCACGAACGAACGCGGCATAAGTGCCACTTCATCGAATAGGACCCCGGCAAGCGTGATGCCTTGTATGAGCATATAAGAGCTTTCATCCTTGCCACCGAATAGGTAAAACCAATTTGTTCTATCCCCACACCGAACGGTTAAAATTCTCGTGGAAACCTTGTAATGCATGGACAGCGCAACGCCCAGCCCGTCAATTTCCATTAACGGTTTTAAGATATTTCGCTCTGCCGCCTGCACCGTTTTCCCGCAAATAGCGAAATTCGTGCGGTCGTAGTTCTGCATCGCCCACAGCACAAACGCCATCGACATGACCGTCGTCTTTCCGGAACGGACGGAGCCGTCACAAATCAGCGCCATATCATCGGAGCTGATAAACTCCATTATTTTTCGTTGCTTTGCGGATAGCGTTTTAATTTGCATTGTTCTCGCCCTTTAACGCAGTAAGCAAAGCTGTCAACGCCGCAGGATCGCCGCTTTTTTCGTTCTCGGAATTCCAACCAAAATTGCAGCCGAGCGAGAATTTCGCGCCGTTCGCACCGTCTTTGTCGTAGAGCCGAGATTCGGCATATTCTTCGCATCTGGACTTTGCGCGCGTAACCGTGTCCGCAAACTCTGGTCTTGCTTGATAATCCAGCAGCGCTTGTCTCCCTGTGAATCCAAGCGCCAATGCAAGCCCTGTGATTGTCGGGGGCTTTGCATTGATGATAATCGGCATGCCGTACTTATCACGCACGACACAGCCGTCATCTCCGATAAATGGTTCGCCTTCGCACTTTTTGAAGTAAACGTCAATAGCTTTCTGCATCGCGCTTACGCTTTTCCATTTTCTCGGCGCTCCGCCAGCCATACGCTCACTTCCTTTCGTTTTGCTACCAGCCCCCACCCCTTGGCTACAGTAACAGTCTTTCCCCTCCCATGCGGCCTTCTGGAAGCTCTCAAACATGGGTTACACAGTTATTTCGTCACCACACCGCGCCGCGCCTTTTCATCAGCCGCACACTGTTTTTGCGGATTAACTGTCCGCCGCTGTGGCCACAGCTTGTGTGTACTTAACTTCTCGCGCTTCCTCGCCCGCTTGTGTAGTTGGCGCGGCATTGCAGTCCTGCCCTGCTTTAGCGCTTCAGGGAAAGTCCCCGTCACTCGCTGTGGTCTCCCCTTACGGGGCACCTATGCCGCATATTGGCCGTCTTCCCGCTTAGATTGTCACACGCTACCGGCAACTACGCTCCGAAAAGTCGTAGCCCCTATTCCGTCTGGTCAAACCGGTCTTGACGCATCAAGACAAGCGCAGTTTTCAGCGAGCATTGTCATTTCCATGTGAGCCACGACGACAACGGTCTCACATTGTCCGGGCGCTACCCGGCCACTGGCAGGGACGGTTGGGAATCGAACCCACCCAAGCGGTTTTGGAGACCGCCTCGCCAGCCTTGGAACATTCGCCCCTGTATCCCGCGTTTACGGATTCGTCACGGAGCCTCCTCCGCGTTCTAAGTAACGCTCGATTCAACGCGGGCAAATCGAACGGCCCTTCGCGGAGCCACGCCCTGCTGACGGGACAAATCTGGACGCATCCTGCCGGTAATGGCTTCCCGGCTTTGAGCCCCTGTACGCTGTCAGCTTTGGGTCTTGGTGCAGACGGCTGGACTCGAACCAGCGACAGAAACCCGACATTTGCCTTGCTCCGCTCTATCCGACTGAGCTACGCCTGCATATAACAACAGCCCATAGGTTCCCCTACAGGCTGTTTGTGCCGGTACGCCCGTTCCCGGGGCCGCTTGCGCGGTGCGCCCAATACCGGCGGCGCATAGAAGGGAGGAAAAGTGATGATTGGGAAAACGCGTGGATGACCATGTCCTATCATCCACTGTACCTATTGTAGCACATCATTAAGTGGAATTTGTGCCATCTTTTGTGTAAAGACCGCTGTATTTTGCCACATCCATCAAAAATTGCTCCTTCCTCCGGCTGAATGTCCTCTCGCTGATCCCCGGGATCACGATCTTGTTGCGAGAGTATTTGTGTTTGCCTTGACAGTTGCGCATAATGCCATATATTAACTGCCGCCGGATTGTATCGCTGCCGATATCTCTGCCGCAGCGGTCTATAGCGTATTCCACCGCCAGCATCTTCTGCGTCTCCGGCCATCGCTCTATGGCTGCAAGCTGCTCCGCCTTGCTCTCGGCGGGTCTGCCGGCGCCTTGTCCTCTTGGCATGCCCTCCGTAGCGCTATGCGTCCCGTCCAAGATCTCCGCCCGGGCCTCGCGATACGCCCGCACCCGGCGCGGATACCCACGCACATAAGCAATGCACTCCAACCGCACATCATAAGGCAGTGTCGCCTTTTTGCTCATTTGCCCTCCTTTACTCCGCGCTGTTCACCATCTTATATTCCCCATGCAGGGCCTTTTCGATGTCCGCCATCTTGATATATCCGTTGTTTTTTGCCTCCACCAGCTCCACAAGGCACTGCTGTAAGTATTCCAGGCTACGGGTGTCGTGCTCGTCCGCCGTCTCCTCCCGCACATGGAATCCGCACTTGTCCAGCAGTACGCAGGACACATTATCCATACATTGCTTGGTGCCATCCAGGCGGCCCAGTTCGTAGGCCTTAGCCGGATTATTTGGCACCGGTCTTCCGTTTGCCCTTTTGATCATCGCTATCGCCCCTTTCCTCGTATATGCATACGCCCGGTGTATTTGCCACTGGGCAATAATCTGCACACGCCGGGCAATCTGCGTTGACGCAAACCTCGTCTTGCATCCACTTGCATTCATCATTCATCGCCGTCACCGTCCTCCAGATATTCGCACCACGGAAAACACACCACATCTGATAATAATGCGGGACATTCCATCTCGTTAGGGCAAGTGCAAATTAACATTCCGCACCTTCCTTCCGTTTGCCGTAGGAGCAGAAGTCCTCCGGCTTGTGCTGTACCATCACACCCCGGTAGCACACAAAATCGCCGCCTGCCCACTTACACTCCTTACACCGTACCACCGGCACAGCGTCAACGGTGGGCAGCAGCTCCGCATACTCCATCACAGACTCGATGCCATTGATGAAATGCGTGTTGGCGTGTTCTTTGTCACAACGGTTCGCCCGAATGGGAAACTGTTGCAGTTTGTCAGCATCAATCAGCCTCATTGTTGTCGCCTCCGTCCATCTTCGCACCGCAGTTGGGGCAGTAATTCGCACCATACGGCAAACATTCGCCGCACAGAGAGCACAGCCAAAAACACCCTATGTCTCCGTCTTCAATTTTTCGCCCATGCACCACCGGGGCCACATCAGCGGCGGGCAGTTTCAACATATCCATCTGGATAATCGATAGCATCCTATTTTGAGCCACACTGTTTTCCGGTCTACGCATCCGCAAAACAGATTTTATTGCCGCTGCTCGTTCAATGCATTCAGCCATTTTCATCACCCACCTTTACCGTTCCCGTAATATACCTAATGGCGTCAACAACGCCATCTATATACGCTACATATTCCCGCTGTATAGTGTCTATTTCTGCTTTCGCCTGACGGATTTTATCGTCCCGTTTTCTCGCCGCAACAGAAATCAAGTGCTGTTCGATTTTTTCGTAATCAGGCATTGTCGTCCTCCTGTTCTTTCTCCCTGTCGGATACAGCCGCGCCCTCGTTTTCTGCAACACAGCAATCTGTGCATACGCACTCTCCGTTTGGCAAACCGTAGCACATTTCTCCCGTTTCGATGCGCTTTCCGCAGAACGCGCAGTAATCCCACAGCCGTCCCATCACATTGCCTCCACATAGCACCAGCTTTGGGGTGGGCGACCGATAACCCGGCCATCACATTCCATTTTGGTGTAATTGTAATAAGGGCAGGCACAGCAATCGGCATCAACTCTACATAGCGTCTTGAACTCGCTCAATTCTTTCGGCGTATCATAAATGCGCAAGTCGGAGATATGCCAGCCGTAGCCCTGGAAATGTCCAAGATAGCCGTGCAACTCATCGTCTGTCATAGCCACACGCAGGCCACACTTTTCTTCGGCAGCTTGCTTGTAAACGGATAGTCCCCCGGCCTTAAAAAGAAAATCCGTACTATCCTTGTCAATCTTGTAAATCCGGTCGCAGATAAACTCGCCAATGACCTTACCCCATGACCCGCGCAGTCTGCGTGCGTCATTGCCCTGCGTGCAGTAGATGTAGCATTTGAACGGCGTGTCCAGCTTTGGTCTGGTTTTTCGCACCTCAATAGTCTTTTCACCGCTGGCGATCTTTTCACACCACTTCGGGCGGATGCTCAGCATGACAGCCTTACTCATCCTTCTTCGCCTCCAATACTTTCTCCGCCTCCTCGCGGGTGAGGAATACGGTCTTGCCGAATCCGTTTAGCGCTACGCCATACTCCCGCCCTCTGGCGCCTATTGGCTCAAGGCCAATAAAGCCGATTTTATTGCCCATACCAATCTGCTTGACCTCACACTCGCTTATATGCTTATCCGTGTCCAACAAGGCAAACACCCGCTGTCCCACCTTACACGGCAGCACCACCAGCCGACCGGCTCTGTCGGCCTCGGCCAGTTTGCGTAAGCGGGCAACGCCCTTCTGCTCCGCATCACGCATTACGATGTACCGTCCTTCCGCGTCTGCTCGCGCAAATTCGGCACAGCGTTCCGGCGTCAGCCCCGTGTCCTCGTAGGCGGCGAGGCGCGCCTTGATGCGATTGCGGCAATACAGCGCGGTGCAGTCAACCATCGGCTTACTATGCTTACCCGTCCAATCCGCTTTGCACTTCTCGCAGTCCATCATTGCCTGTCCATCGGTGTCTCGCTTCGTCAGTCGTTCCATCACTCCACCTCCTGCATCCAATATTCTTTACGACAGTCGTCGCATCTGCGATCAATGGTTGCGCAGCCGCCACCTGCGTTCCTGTGCGATGCAGAAATTGGGCAGGGGCATACCAGCAGCACGCCATGTGTGCTAATACGCGCCTCCGGGTAGTGTTCCAAAAACACACTCTGCCGCGTCTTGCGCGGGTGTGCAGCAGACCATTGCTCGACTTCTGCGACGACATCTTCTGCTTTCGTGTTATAATCGTTAATGCCTTTCTTGATACATCCAAGTGTGTACATTCTTCTGCGCTCCTTGACAAACTTCACAGCATCCATATTGTCAACCTCCTATCTCTTGTGATTCTTCCCCCGCTGGGCGCTCCGCCACCCGCGCCGGAACATGGATTTTCTGCCGGCTGTAACTGCGCCTACAGTAGTCCCATAGTCCCGCCCCAGCCGCTGGGCTTCATACGCCCGGAACGCCTCGCAAGCCTTCCGGCAGGCCCCGCCGGGGAGCCTGTCCGGGCAATCTTTTACGCAGGGGCTTTTCATTCGGCCCACCTCACGATCTTTTCCCGCACGCCCCACCGCAAGGCGTCCTCGTGGCTGTCAAAATACAGATCCAGCCGATTCCCGGCAATGGCGCCGCCTGTGTCCTGCACGGTGTATGTATGGCCGTCCAGTTCGATTTCCGTACCCATCGGCAACACATCCGGGTCTGCGGCCACCGTCACGCCCTGGGTGGCTTTTGCTCCGGTGGCTGTGTAGCCATTTGCGTACGCCCCACAGCATTTTTCACAGGGGCAGTACGCAGTGACGGTAAATACGCACGTCCGCGTCTCCTGGGTCTCCTGCGGCCCATCGCGGGGCAGAACCACCCCCGGCGGCACAACTACAGTCTCCGGCGTTTGCCCGCTGTCCTCTGTGGCAGACGCAATGCCCAAGGCCCCCAAGATTGCTACAAGAAGCGCCGCGATTAACACGCTTCTTTTCACCATTCCACCGTCACCTGCCCTTCATCCGGCAGCAATACCCGTAGGTTTGCAAGCAGGGATTCCCTGTCACCGCTCATCTCCAGCCGGGCATGCAGCAGCTTTACGCCGGTATTCGGCTTTTCGGGTTTTGGCGCATCGGAGATGATGCGGCTTCCCTCAACCAGCGCATCTGCCGTATGTACGGCCACCGCATCCACGTTAGCCCACTCCATGATTTTACGCTGCCACATCCCCGCGTTTCTTCCGCCGCGCCGGAAAGGTGCGCCTACCCTTTCGGCGTAGGCTATAATTGTTTGAGCGGATGCGCCCATTTCCTCCGCCAGCCATTTGGCCGTACCACCGAAAGATTGCATGTTGCGGAAAAACTCACGCTTCAGATCCTACGGCATAGCCTTAAATTCATGCCACGGCATAGGCCGCGTGATATTATAGCTTTTCACTTCTCCGTTTTTCTCCTTCCTCTGCTTTTCGGTGAGGGTATCGCTGGGGAGCGAGCACCCACCGCGTTTTCTGTTGATGTGAGCAAATGCCCCTCGTGCCACACGCTTTTTCTGCATGCAGTCGTAATCAAAATCATTCATAGTCTGCTATGTACACCTCCGTCCGAGGGTTATCCTTGTCATACAGCACCCGGCTCCCGTCGTGGCTAACGATAATGCCGCTGTGGTCATCCTTGAGCACACCGGACTTCACCAGCACATCGTCGATGGATTCCAGCAGATTGGTTAAATCCACTCGCCGCCGGGTAGGCATATAAAACAGGCATTTGACCTCCACAGGATCCTCAATAAGACGCCGCAGTGTGGCAATTTTGCAGTGCCATACAGCTTCCGCCTCGTAGTCCATATACTTCTGGGACGGCATGATAAACGGCTTCCCCGTTTTGCTGCTATGCATGATCCGCATATGGTTTTTCTTTGTGACGGGCGGCATCGGGATGGTTATCTTAATCATCTTCCGTCCCCTCCTCAATGGACACCGCCACATAGCCGGGCCGTCCTTTGTACCGTCTGCCGCTGTTGTATACTGCCTTGTAGATAGAGCGCCAGTTAATATGGCACATATTGGCGAGCTCAATGATGGAATCGGACACCGCCTCCGGCAGCTCGTACTTGTCCCGGCTTACTCGCATGTATACCGTCATATCAATACCTCACTCCGATGTAATCCAGAACCCGACCATAGCCAAGCCCCTTTTCGTTGGGTTTCCATAGCCCGTCCGTGTCCCATTCCCCGCCGCCGATGCAGAACTCATAGTGTGCTTTGGGTGCGTGTGCTTCATGCGCTCGAAACGGTTCTCTCCCTTTTCGAGATGCGCACCGAACGCGCAGAACATACAGCCTGTGCGCTGGCACCCCGTGCAGTGGAGTTTGCAGTCGATCAGCGTTTCCGTATAGTCGTTCTCGCCATCGCTGGCCACGATGTCGCCGTATACACTGGCGATAGGTAGCTCTCGGTCTACGATGAATCGCAGCACGTCCTGCTCCGTCCAGAAGCTCATGGGCTTGCTCATGGGGCGCTTGCCGTCAAAGGCGTTGCAGCCCGTGCGCTTCCACTCTTTTTCTCGCTGCTGGCTCTCGCTCGCCATCATCGCGGTAAACGGCACACATCCGCTCGTAGCTTCGTATCGCTTGGCGGGTGCTTTTTTCATCACATCGCAGCACTGCTCGCTAATATGGAACGGCGCATCCTTGAGATAATGCCACTTGTCCGCCAGTTTCATCGTCGAGCAGTACACGCCCTGCCGGTTGTAGCCGGTCAGATACAGATTGACCGTTGCATCGTTCTGCCCGTGCGCGTTTTGCAAATCGCGGATAAAGCGCGCCTGTTTTTTGCCGATGACGGGATACCCGTACTCCCGCACCACCTGCCGAATGTTCATCTTCGGACGCAGACGGTGTAGGTTTACGGTCACGCGTGGAAACTTCTCCCGCAGCCAGTCCGTATATTCGTTCACGAACCGCTGAATTTCCGGATATTCCAGCCCAGTGTTGACAAACACCAGATTCAGCTCCCACGGCGGTGCCCTGAAACTCGACAGGTAACGCGCCGCCAGATACGCCAGCACCGTGCTGTCCTTGCCACCGGAGAAGCTTACGTAGCACTGTCCGCCCCACGCGGTGTACCACTCGTCCAGTTTCTCAACGCTTGTGATGAACTTGTCATCCAAATCAAGTGATAGCAATTTCTTGGCAGCCTCGTTCGTCAACGGAGTGTTAAACCGTTCCATCTCCCGCCACCTCCATCTGCCCATCCACCTGCATGGCCTTTGCAAGCATGCTGTATGTGGCCAGCTCGTCCAGTGCCCGCTTGCGGTACATGTCCAGCAGCGCCTTCTTGTCCTCGTCCGTCTCGGCAAGGCGGTATCCGCCGTCCTTCAGCGCCACAATGGGCACCCCCTGCCGCCGCTGCGCCCGGATCATTCGCCGGTTCTCTCTGTCCGGCATACCGGTCAATGCTTCAAGGTTTTTCCGGGTGTATGTAATGCCGGGAATCATGCGTAATGTAGTCATGTCAATCCTCCCCAAATCTCAATTTTGTTACGGCAATGGGGAATTCCTCGATCTCGCTTGCCCAGCGCGCCGTGCCCTTGCCGTTGTGCCGCTCGAACACCAGCGGAAAGCCGCCGATGCCGTCGAATAAACTTCCCATCGTAACAGGGCGAAGATATTGCGCACTGATACGCTTAGCCAGGAAGTCCCAAAATGGCAGGGCGATGGAGTTGCCCAGTGCCTTGTAGCGCGCGCTGTCGCTTGGCTTGCGCAGCTTGCCCTTACTGTCGCGCCACTCGCCAATGTCTGTCCATCCGTCCGGGAAACCTTGCAGCCGTTCGCACTCCATCGGGGTCAGGCGGCGCACCACCATGTTCTGCCGGACCGTATTATTCAGGTTCAGGCTTTGCCCCCTGCTTTCTTTTGCTTGCAAAGTCCCGTTTGTTTCGCCGCCCTCGCGGAAGTTTCGGCAATCGACGGCACACACAAGGTCTGTTCCGTCCTTAAAGTCCCGTTGCTTGCAACTGCTTGCAACATCCCCCTCTCGGTAATCGCCGAAGCCCTGCATTTGATACGTCAGCGGCACTTGGTTGCCGCCTGTTGCCATTCTTGCTTGCAGACTCGGAACGATCTCGCCGCAGTCTCGGATGACATCGCAAGCGTGCGGCATATCCAGTGCAACCACCGCCGGGGTTTGGTTCGTCCCGCTGGGTGCCGCCGCCAGCGTGGGCGATACTTCCTCGCCATACCCAATGCTCCCAGCAGAGGCGCCGGCTCCTGCCGAGAATGCGGCCGCCACGAAGGTCTGCTGTTTCATTCCCGGAAGCACCGTCTTGAGCAGCTCCGGCAGGTCTTTCCCCCGCCGCTCCGCTCTCCGCAAGATACCCTGACACGCTTTTGCGCTCAAAGAGTATTTCTCCTGCGGTGTCACCTCCAAAATCTGCGACAACCGAGATACGACGGCGGCGTTGGGGGACTCCCCAGTGTTGCGCGTCATGCACTCGCCAAGCCACGCTCCATCGTCCTCCCACTTCATCGTGGTAGCCCCCCCAAGTTGGCCAGCCTTTTTCAGGCACATCAATATCGGGGGCTTCCGGCTCTGCGATGCGGATGATCTCTTCGAGGACTGCCGCGAAGTCTTTTCCTTTGTTGCTGCTGAAAGCTCCGGGCACATTTTCCCAGACCATAAACCGAGGTCTGACCATGTCACCTGTCCTTCCGTTTGCTCTGTCATGCTCTCTCATCTCCTTTACGATGCGGATTTGCGCCATGAACAATCCGCTCCTTGCGCCGGCCAATCCGGCGCGTTTTCCCGCAATGCTCAAATCCTGGCACGGCGATCCGCCCGTGATAACATCCACGATTTCAATTTCTGCGCCGTTGATTTTCGTAATATCGCCGAGGTGCTTCATCTCCGTTCCCCCCATCAATCACTTCAGCCTCCAATTCTGCTTTTTGCCGATGTTAAGCATATAATCCATCGCCCGCTGGTTAATTCTGCTCCCGATGGCTTCATCCCAGCTCAAAATGCGGTCAATGGTCAACTCCGTGGAGATGATCGTGATTGCATCCGGGTCAATGTACCGGGCATTCAGCAGGTCAAAGGCGATGTTTTTGTCGGCATCCGTAACGCTGCCCTTTAGAAAATCGTCGATATACAGCGCACGGACGGTTTTCAGCGGGTGCATGGATTCGGCGTATGCTTCCGCATCGTTTACCTTTGCCTTGATTGCCGGAATATCTCCCCGCCATTGCACATACCGGACAGGGATTCCGCCGTCCATCAGCTTGGCACAAATCGCCGTACACAGGTGGGTTTTCCCAGTTCCGGGAGAACCGCCGATGAAAAACCACTTGCCCTTCCAGTCGGTCAAATACTTCTCCGCCGCTTGCTTTGCGGCCTGTTGCCAATACTCCTGCGTTTGGAACGCCTCGAATGTACAGTTATCCAGCAGACCGGCCAGCCCGGAACGCTCCATGCGAATTCTGTTTTGCCGTATGATCTCGCATTTGCAAGTGCTGCTCACCAGTTCGCCGCTTTCCGTGCGCCGGACGGTGTAGCCCAGCCCGCCGCAGATGTCACAGCCATGTTCCGACATGGTACTCCTCCTTCGTTGGTTGCGCTCCGGCCTCCGTCAGCACATCATCCCATCGGCCTTGATTCAGCCATGTGGCTGGGTTTGGGATGTATTGACCGTTATCCTTGCGCCACTGTTCGCTGTTTTTCTGACTGTTGACGGCATCGATAAGCGTTTTAACCGGCACAGAAACCTTGGAAAATGCTTTCTTTGCGGCCTGCTTTCCGACTTTTCTGGGATATGCCGCCCAAAACGATTCAAACGGAGACGCGCTATTGTCTTTGTCTTTGTCTTTGTCTTTGTCTTTGTCTTTGTCTTTGTCTTTGTCTTTGTCTTTGCTTGTTTTGCTTGGCAAATCTTGCATTTGCTTGTTTTGCTTGGCAAATCTGGCATTTGCTTGTCTTGCTTCTGCGCCCTTTCTTCCGGCTTCGCTTCGTGCGTCGGATAAACTATCCATTGCGGAGTTGTCTCGATCTATCTGCGCCCGCATCATCGGGAATAAAAACCGTTCGTTCCCGCCGAGCTGTGGGGCTTCGCCCGTCCTTGCATAAACCAACAAGGAAGTGAAAAGCCGCCCCCTCTCTGCGTCACCGAGCGGTTCTATCGCATCTAAGTAATCGATGAACAGCTTGATGTATGTCATATCCGCCATGCACTTACTCCTTGCGCGGAAGTAGGCAAATACCGATTCCGTGATCCGTAAAAATGCAGGCTAACTGCACTGCATCCTCCTCCGAAAGATCATCAATTCGTAAGACATTGTTAGTAAGAGAATCGGAAAGTGCGTCTCGGATGCTATCGGCATCGTAGATAATCGCGTCAAATGTCATCCCTCGTCACCTCCAATTAGAACGGCAAATCGGCGTCTTCCTCGGAAATCTCCGTGAAGGTCTGCGTGGGTTTCTGTACAGAGAATGTCTGCGTGGGTTTCTGCGTAGCGTCCTTGCTGCCGCAGAAATGCACCTTGTCGGCAGTCAGCTCCACAACGGTGCGCTTGTTGCCGGCCTTGTCCTCATAGTCCCGGCTGGAGAGCTTGCCCTCCACGATGATCTCCTTGCCTTTGGTAAAGTGGGTGCAGATCAGCTCTGCCGTTCCCTGCCATGCCACACAGGGGAGGAACAGCTTTGTCTCTCTGTCCTTTACCTTCTCGCTCCACGCCACGCGGAAGCTGCACACCGTTGTCCCGTTCTGCGTGGCTCTGCGTTCGGGGTCAGAGCAAAGCCGCCCCTGCAAAATCATTCTGTTTACCATCTTTTTCCTCCTTACAAATAGCTTTTTCCGAATTCTCGACGGAAGTCATCTTCCGTCCACCCCTGCTCCTGCATGGCCTTTAACTGACCATATCGGCGCAGCAGACGCATTTGATTTCCGTTGCGGTGTACAGCGTTCCCACCGTTCCTGTGGCACTTATCGCCGCAGAGATACACCACAAGGCCGTATTTCTCGCTTTTGTTTCGGTATGCCCCACCGAAGATGTGGCTAATGGTGCCGCTCCAGCGGGTCACTTGCACCATTTCTGCCACAGAGAAAACACCGTCTATTGTCAGTCACCTTTATCACCTCCCAGCGGCTGGGCTTCGCCCCAGCGAGATTTCAGGGAATCCAGCTCTTGCGGGGTCAGCGCACTTCTCTTTGTGCCTATGGGCAAAGTGAGCACGTCCTCAATACTCCATCCCCTGTGGAGCCGTTTCCAGACTGCTTTTTGCGGCAGCCCTCTTATTTCCGCCCATTCCACGAGAGGCTTGCGCTCTCCGTTAAAGTCAAGAAACAAATTGTCTCTTTTATTTCTGCTGTTTTGACGGCTTGTAACAAATCGGCAGTTTTCTGGGCTATACCCGCTATCATTATCAATCCGATCAATTTCAAGCCCCTCTTTATACCCGTTGGCAACCGCCCACTTTGCAAATGGTTCATACCCCTGCCATTCGTCACACATGGTAATCCCCCTGCCACCGTAGTCTGCAAAACGTTTATTTTGCGGATTGCAACACCTCTGTTTCATTGCCGCCCATACAAGATATAATTTCGTTCGTCCTAATCCATGAGTTCTGTTTCTGTTCGCTGTAAGCTCGGAACTCAAGCACCCACAACTTTTGGTTCTCTTTAGATCGGCTGCCCTCACAATCGATTCCTTCCCGCAGTCGCACTCGCACCGCCACAGCACATTTCTGTGGCGATCTCGACCCACCGGCTCTATGGCAATGAGCCGCCCGAAACGTTTATTTTTGTATTCGTTCATTTTTCTGCCCCCCACGCTTCGGTCAACAAACTAAGTTCTCTGCCGGTCATCGTCTCGATGCCTGCTTCCCTGCAATCGGAAACAATTTGGTCGATAAGGCGGCTCATCTGTTCCACATCGTAGGTGCTGGAGCCGTACCAGACAGTCACTTTCACGCAGCCGGGAATTTTGCTGGGCTCTTGCTCGGACATCCAGCCCGTTCCCTTGGATTCCCATTTTCGGCAGAACTCGTCCGCCGCCTCTGATACAATGCACAGAACATCGCTTACGCCACCGATGATCTTGATTTCCTCCCGGTACACATCATTCCTCGGAATCCCATAGTGCGCCGCCAGCTTGTCCAGCAAAACCCACGCATACGCATTTGCGTCAAGGCTCCTGCCCTTGCGCTTTATTTGCGCCACATACTGCTTGTCCGGCTGCAGCTCGTCGCACACGGCCATTGCCGACCGGGGGGACTGCACCCGAAGGCACAGCCACGCCCCATCGCTGTCCTGCTGCCACCTGGCGGCGGTCACATCAGCCTGCAGCATTGTCCTGCTCCTTCTTTGCTGCCTTCATGCAGTCAGCGCACATCTGCGCTCCGTAGCGGCCCTTGGAATACTTAACCATATCCTTTACCGTCCACATTTCGCCGTTGCGCTTCCTTACAGACACAATGTCCGATCCGCACCGCTCACACACAGGTGCGGCGTTCCGCTCTTTCTCGTCCAGTTCGGCGGAGGAAATCTTGTCGGGGTCTTCGCCAGTGGGTAGTGCAAAGGTCCGCAACCACATATACTTGAAAGCGTATGTCATGGCCTTGCCGCTGCCCTTGTCCTGCGTGTCCGCGCCATCGCCGCAGGACGCAATTTCGATGTATTCTTCCGGGTTCTCCACATTCACCATGCGGTACAAAACATCCACATGGGTGATGTTGCCGGTTCTTGTTGCCGTCTGTGCGATGGGGTATACAACCAGTTTGTGTTTCAGCAGCTCCGCCCGCATGATGGATGTGACTTTCTCCTCACTCAGGGCTTTATACTTGGTGCTGCCGAACTCTACATGATCGTCCTTTGCAAGATACTGGACATCCTGCATAATCGCAGCGATTTTCTCGTAGATATTCAAAATTCTTCCTCCTCGTCAATGATTTCCAGCGGGCAGTGCGCACCAATGATTCTTGTGTCCATCAGATACTCGCCCGTTCTCCTGCACTGGTTGCGGGAATATGTTTCCAGCAGAGGGCAGAGGTTACACGCCATATGCCCCTCCGGAAAGTAAATATCCACGGATGTCTTTATGTACCGCGATACGCCGCCCTCGCTCATTCCCATGCCTCCTCGATATACTCCTCATTGTTGCTGACGCACTCGCCACAGAGCCAAACACCCTTGTAATGCAATGCACAATCCTCCTGAATCGGCTCCCCGCAGCAGTCGCACACGGGGCGCCGGTCGGTCTGCCTGTCCTGCTCCGCGGCGTAGCACTCCGCGTCCCATACCGGATCAGATGTCCACATCGGATGCATCCTCCTTTTCCGGCTCCGAAATCTCGCCGTTTTGCAGCGTGTACCATGTGTTTTCCTTGACGGTTTCTCCGTCCACCCTTACGATTTTTGCATCAATGATGTTTCCGTCATCGTCATGCTCGGACACCACAATGTATGTCCCCAGTTTGCCACGGGCGCGGCTCTCCTCGCCCCATGCAACAGCGATGCACTGATCGCCGTCCGCCGATGCGGTACCATATTTGCCGGATGCAACGGCAGTGCCACTCCAACCCGATGCGGCGGCGTTGCCACTCCAACCCGATGCGGCGGCGTTGCCCCTCCAACCCGATGCGGCGGCGTTGCCACTCACACCCGATGCGGCGGCGTTGCCACTCCAACCCGATGCGG